CGTGCCCATCCCCCCCCTCGTACCCCCAAGCGCTACACGGTCACAGCTATGGCGGGGGCGAGGATATGGGGCCATGAATAGTCTTTCCCCGAATGGGGCTTAAAGGGCGGATATATGGGGTGTTGTGGTGTGATTTTGTGGGTATCCCCATACCATCCCCCCTCCCAAAAACACCCCCTTCAATAGAGTTCCTTGCCACGAAACAAAAATAAAATCAGTACAAAAAAAGCGACTTTGGGAAGGTAAAAATGTCAGCACCGATTTTTGAACGATTGGAAACAGAAACACCCAATCAAAAACAGATACAATTTTTTAAAAGCACTAAAAGGCATATCGCATACGGGGGCGCACGAGGCGGTGGGAAAAGCTGGGCCATGAGGCGAAAATTTGTAATGCTTGCTATGAGATACCCTGGTTTGAAATTGTTGCTTTTGCGCCGAACCCTGCCAGAGCTTAGAGAAAATCATCAGTTGCCCTTACAGGAAGAACTAAACGGGTATGCCAAATACAAGTCAGATGAAAAGGCGTTTGTATTTCCAAATGGGAGCAGGATACGGCTTGGATACTGTGATTCAGAGAGTGATGTGTACCAGTATCAAGGCCAAGAGTATGATGTGATAGGTTTGGAAGAGGCAACACATTTCACAGAAACACAAAAGGATTTTTTTATCACAGCTAACCGATCTACAAGGGATGATTTTACACCCAGGATGTATTACACTTCCAACCCCGGTAATGTAGGTCATGCTTGGTTTAAGAGATTGTTTGTTGATAGAGATTTCCGTGGGGCTGAAAATCCGGATGATTATGAATTTATTCAGGCGACAGTCTTTGATAATAAGGTGCTTATGGAGAAAAACCCGGAGTATGTGGAAAATCTAAAAGCGTTGCCGGAAGGTATGCGACGAGCCCATTTGTACGGGGAATGGAACTTATTGGAGGGAAGGTATTTTACAGAGTTCAACCCAGAAATCCACGTTATGCGTCCATTTTCGATTCCAGATAGTTGGAAGAGATATGTGACAATAGATTATGGACTTGATATGTTTGCCTGTTATTGGATCGCCGTGGACTACAACGGCTTTGCGTATGTATACCGAGAAGTATATCAGAAGGGTATGATTATTTCAGATGCGGCAAGAGAACTGAGATTGAACACCTTTGATGAAAGAATTGAGCACTATATTGCCCCGCCTGATCTTTGGAACCGGCGGCAGGACAGCGGGAAAAGCGCGGCAGAACTATTTTGGGACTGCGGCGTTTATTTAATTAAGGCAAACAATGATAGGGTACAAGGATGGTACAATCTCCACGAGTGGCTAAAGCCATGTGAAGATGAAGAGGGAAAACCAGCCGCTAAACTTAGAATTTTTCAAAACTGTCCAAATTTAATTGAATCAATTCCACAGCTTCAATTCGATAAAAAGAATCCGAATGACTGTGCTGACGAACCTCACCAGTTTACGCATGGCCCGGATGCGATTCGGTATTTTGTTGCCAGCCGTCCTTCATTACCCGCCGTAACAAAGAGAGAAAAAAGAGAACGATATGACGGCTTTTATGGAAAACGAAAAGAAAAGGGAAACTCACTTGGCTATGGAATGGAGGTGCAGATCGTATGACAATCCTTGTATTTTTAATGGCTATGACAGGTCTATTTTTATGTTCATTCGCATGGTACAGAAAAGGTGTACAGGTAGGACGGAGAAAAAAAGAAGACATCATGTCGGATAGGCATATAGAGACAATGAACCAGGTGTTTGCAAATATCGACGCTTATAACGGCAGTGAGATCGGTCAAAAGGCGGTAACAGATGACAGATAAAACGACAAAGGTATGGAATCGGTACGAAAAAGGGAAAGAGTATAACCGATCCCAAAATCTATATGAACAGACAGATAAAAACTGGCGATTTTATGCAGGAGATCAGTGGCGAGGAGCAAAACTTGGAGGCGCTGCGGCTGTTCGATTTAACTTTATAAAACCCATCGTGCTTTATAAAGTAGCCTCTATCGCTCAAAACATGATGGAAATTTCCTATACGCCTAATCTGTACGCTATGCAGGCAGAGGGCGAGGATATTATGAATAGTGAGTTTGTGCAAAACGTCAGAGAAGTTTGCGAAAAGCTCAACGGCTATACCAAAAAACTGTGGGAATTAAATAAAATGAACACGGTAATGTGGGATAGTGTGTTGAATGCCTGTGTGTCTGGAGATCAAATTCTATATTTCTATAAAGGAGATTATGAAATTGAATGCGAACAGGTGGACACGACAAATGTGTATTTTGGTGACGAGAATGACCCTGATGTTGAATCTCAACCTTATATCATTATTGCTTTTCGGCGAACGGTGGAATCTGTTAGAGAAGAGGCCAGGGCAAATGGTGTTTCGGAAGATAATATCCGAGAAATTGTATCAGACAACGAGACTGAGGAGCAATCCGGCGATGCCGCTAAGTATGAAGTGAACGATAGTGAAGAAGATGGGAAGTGTATTGTCCTACTGGAATTGTATAAAAAGGCAGATAAAACTGGAAGAAAAACAGTATGGAGCCAAAAATCCACGAGAAATGTCATTATACAAGAGCCAACAAACCAGGGACATACAAATTATCCTATTGTGCATATGACATGGGAAAATATCAAGGGTTCGATTCGCGGTGACGGGGAAGTTAAATACCTAATCGACAACCAGATCGAGGAAAACAAAAACTTGATTCGCAGGGCCATTACGATTGGCCAAACGGCTTACCCCAAAATGATCTATGACAAGCGCATTATCGCCAATGCAGAAGATATTACCAAAATGGGTGTAGCGATTGCTATTGATGGAATCAACGTAAGCGATGTGATGCAAAAGATTGGATACTTGAACCCCTCTACCTACAACCCGGACGCCAGGAACCTGACAGATGAAATCAGGAATGTATCTCAAGAGCTCGCAGGGGCCAGCGATGCAGCGTTGGGCAATATAGATCCGTCCAAAGCGTCTGGACAAGCAATTTTGGCGGTAAGGGATGCAGCGCAAGCGCCGATGTCCAGGCAGGTAGCGAAGTTCAAGCAGTTTGTAGAGGATATAGGCCGCGTGTGGTTTGATATGTGGACTGCTTATTACCCGGAAGGGAAGCTGGTTGTTTCAGAGGAAGTGGATGAACTGGGAAATGTTGTTGCCGAAACAGTAGAAATCATTCCCTATGAGATGATGCAGAGGATGAAAGTAAATGTTGTGGTGAATGTTTCTCCAGCAAACCCATACAATAAACAAGCACAAGAATCTACCTTGGAAAACTTTTTATTGCAAGGACAGATTACATTTGATGAATATGTGGATGCTCTTCCGACAGATGCGACAAGTCCTAAATACAAGCTGTTGCAGATCATAGAGCGGAGGAAACAGCAGCAACAAATGATGGCAGAACAGCAAGAGCCGTTGCTAGATGGACAAATAACAGGAGAGAGGTCAGAAGACGATGAGGCTTTGCCAACGAATGGACTAGGGACGAATATGCAGGTGGGCGCGTCCATAGAAACCCCGTCCCCTATGGAACCAGAAGATGGCTCTGGCATTAGTGAACAGCTTCTTTTGGCTAAAATGAGAGAGCAATACCCGGGGCTGACGGACGATGAGCTTTTACAAATAGACCCACACATGATGGAATGAGCGCGAAAACGCTTTTTTTTGTGGCCGACGGGCATAAAACGGAGCCGACGGGCTGTAAGCGGAATTTGTCGACGGACATAAAACGGAGGGGAATATGGAACAAGAACTGGCGAATGTAGAATCTGTAGAGATAGAACCGGATCGCGTAGAAGACGTAGAGGATCAGGAGTCCGCAGATTCGCAAGAGATTACAACGGATACTGAGGAGGCAGTTGAAGAACCACAACCTCCCATGTATACCCAGGAACAGATGCAGGCAGAGCTAAACCGCATCGTGAAGAAAGAAAGAGAGCGCGGGAAGCGGAATGCGGAAGCACAGTACGCAGATTACCTGCAAATGGCAGACATTATCCGCCAGGGGGCAGGTATAGACGTTACAGACCCAAAACAGCTCAATACTATGCTTTTGCAGATGTTTGAACAAAATGGAGTAAAAATCGAATCACAAAAACCTGGTTTGCAGCAGAGAGAGCAAACAATCCTGGGCGAGGCAGATGCGCAAGATGATATAGAGCTTGGAATTGATTATGTATTAGAAAAACTGGATATGTACCAAGCATCGCCGCCCCAGGACTTTCGTGAAATTGCCAGGGCAAAAGACCTAGCGGACTTTGCATCTAAATATTTTGCCGCCAAAGAACTGGAAAAGCAAGGCGTCAATGCTACAGAGGTGCTAGGGAATAAAAATTTCCAAGCATTTGCAGCACGATATAGAGCCGATGTGCCAATTACGGAAATTTATACTGATTTTAAAAAGGTAAACGGCGAAATGCCTAGAGCACCAAAGTCAACAGGCAGTGTAAAAGGCTCTGGAAAAACAAACGATTTATTTTTCACCAAGGATCAAGTCGCGGCTATGAGCCGAGATGAAATTAGAAAGAACTTTGACGCAATAGAGCGTTCAAGAAAAAAATGGTAAAAGGAGAGAAAAATGGCATATACAAACTTTATCCCTGAACTATGGGCGGAAAAGGTACAAAGAGAGAATGAAAAAATGCTGGTTATGGCCAAGTTGTGTAACCGTGAATGGGAAGGTGAGCTGAAAAAGAAAGGCGATACCGTACACATTCTGGGGATCGGATCGCCGACGATTGGCGATTATGACGGAACCGCGATTACTGGCCCGGAAGCGCTGACGGATACGACGATTCCTTTGGTTATCAACCATGCAAAATATTTTAATGTTTTGATTGATGATATTGACAAACGACAGGCTTCTCCTAAAGACCTGATGACACAGATTCTTGCGGAATGCTCCGAGTCGCTCTCGGCAGCTGAAGACCTGGACATTGCTAAAGATGTTTATAAAGATGTACAGTCTGGCCAAAAAATTGCAGTAGACAGCTGTACCAAGGAAAATGCACGGTCTTTTTTACAGAAAGCAAAAACCAAACTTTATAAGGCTGGGGTAAAACAGGGGAGTGAAATCGTAGCCGTGGTTTCTCCCGACTATCTGGAGAAAATTGAACAGGATGTAGAAAATCTGGAAACGGATAATATGAACACAGCTACCAACGGCTTTAAGGGAAAAACGTCTGGGATCTCTATCTATCTCACCAACAATATCCATACAAGCTCGTCTAAGGAGATCATCTATGTGATGACAAAACGAGCCATTGCACATGCAAACCAGATCAATGAAGTAAAGGCATATTCGCCGGAAGATCTTTTTGCAGATGCGGTGAAGGGCTTGAATGTTTACGGCTCAAAATTAGTACGGCCGAAAGAACTGGTTGCCCTTGAAGTCTCGGCATACGCGTAAGGAGAAACATAATGGCAGCGACAGAGATTACGGTAACAAGAGTTGAAAAGGAAAAAGTAGTTGCAATCCCGACCACGGCGGCGGTGGATACAGCGGATGGTGCATCTGTGGATTGGAATTGTGCAGACGGCAAATTATTGCTCATTGTGGAAAATGCAGATTCAGCGGCTTCTAAAAGTGCTACGGTAGTTAATGGAGGCGGGCTTCAAGGTATGGGGGATTTGACGGTCAGTATTGCACAGTCTTCAAAAATGGCCATTGTACTGGATTCCGGCAAGTATAAACAGGTTAGTGGTGCTTATAAGGGGAAGCTTTGGATCAAAGGAGAAGATGCAAATATCAAAGTAGCCGCTATGGAACTTACATAAAGGGGCATAAGCCCCTTTTATCATTCCAAGAGTATATCAGGTGCAACTCCTGGAAGAATGGAGAGAGATGAATTGACCCTAGGACAGGCAAAGGCCATGGCAATGAAGCTAATGGATGAATATATGGTTGATGCTCCACCAACAGACGACGAAGAAACGCTGGCAAAACTCAATGCAATGTTTCAAGCGGCGCAAATTTTTGTTTGTACAATAAAACCGATTGAAAAACATTTTATCATTGAGCATCCGCAAAGCGATACCATTTTCAACGAATATGATTTGCCGGAAGACTTTTATCAAGCATTTATGGTGAGAGATGCGCAAGGGAATGGATACGGCCAGGTTGAGTTTCACGAGCCAAAAGTTATGATAACAGATCAGACAGCACAGACAGTTCGCATTGATTATTATGCTTATCCAACAGAAATTACGGATAGCACCTCAGATGATTATGAAATTGAACTATCCCAAGATGCGCAACAGGTGCTGCCATACGCAGTTGTAGCAGATTTGCTGAAGACAGACCCAAGTGCGGATTATACTGCTTTTGAGGTAAAATTTAATAATTTGGTAGCGAGTTTGAGTACGGCTTCATACTCAGGAATTTCTTTTGTAGGTGGTATTAAGATTTAGGGAGGAACTTAGATGGTACAATTACAAAATCCATCGAAGCGTACAACCTTGTCGCCCAGAACAAGGGTGTACAATGGGTTTACAGGGGTAGATTTTTCTTCCGATTCTGCCAAGGTGAGTCTGAAGCGTAGCCCGAATAGCATCAATATGTATAAAAACTATAGCGTAGAACTGGGCCAATGTGTGGAGACACGCCCTGGGTTTCGGCGAATGATTGAATTTCCAAACCAAGAGGATAATGCCGTATATGGATATAATTTTTTTGAGCTCAAAACAGAGCAAGGCCGCAGTACAAAGCCCATTTTCCATGTAGGAGAAAAATTGTTCTTATGGGCCAATTATCCAGAAAATGCGGTAGAAGAAGGAGACATTATAGAATTATACAGTGGAATGAACCGTGGATTTTCCTTTATGCTTGTTTTTGAAGAAAATCTTTACGTTATTGATGGGAAGAATTATCTTGTTTACGATGGTGAAACAGTCAAAGATGTAAAGGAATCTGCGTTTATTCCTACAACCTATACGGGGCGCCCTCCTTTGGGCGGGGGGCAGCAATATCAACAGGTAAACCGATTGCAGCCCACGTTTAAGAACTCTTTTCTGGCAGAAGAAGGAAAAAGAGATTACTATTTATCCGTTAAGGAAATTGATGATACGCCAGTAAAGGCCACAGTAAATGGGGAAGAGAAAACAGAAGGCACGGATTTCACCGTAAATCGAGAAGAAGGGAAGGTAACATTTAATACTGCTCCGCCGGTGCCGGATACGGCAGGTCAAGATAACGTAGTCATTACAGCTTCAAAAACAGTAGAAAAATATGCGCCTAGTATTCTACATTGTACGGTTGCCACTGTGTTTGACAACCGTATTTTTTTAGCGGGGAATCCTGATACTCCCAATACAATCTATTTTTCACAACTCAACGATCCTACCTATTTTGGTGAATTGACCTATGAACAGGTGGGAACAGAAAACACCAATGTTATGGGATTTATGCGTATCAATGATGCGTTAGCGACATTGAAAGATAGCAGCCAACAGGAACCAACGGTATTTTTACATGAGCCGAATGATACCGGCGTGGACTACAACGTAAAAACGTATCCGGCAAAAGATGGATTAGCGGGAAGTGGATGCATCTCCAAACGTGGATACTGTAATTTTTTGGATGACCCTGTGTTTATCAGTTCGCTAGGCTTGCAAGCAATTGGAAAGATGAATGTGGGATTGGAGCGAAGCATTGAGCACCGATCTTCTTTGGTAGATGGAAAGCTTGTCAATGAAGAGGGGTTAAATACAAGCGTTCTTAGGGAATGGCGAGGATACCTATTATGCTTGGTTAATGGACGAATCTACCTTGCAGACAGCAGGCAGCGATATAAGCAATATGCAACAGACGTCGTGGAATATGAGTGGTTTTTTTGGGAGAATATCGGCGTGTATGAGGGAGAAGTATTCAAGCCCGCTACATCTCTGATGGTGTACCAGGATGCGCTGTATTTTGGAACGGAAAGCGGGGTACTGTGTAAATTCAATACCGACCAAAAAACAGGGAGCAGTGGAGAACTTTTTTCTGCTGCTTATAACGATGACGGGAAACCTATCTTTTGGTGCTGGACAACTCCATTTGACAATTTTGGAGATAGCAACCACATCAAAAAGGATAACAAGCGCGGCAATGTTTTGGAATTAAAGTCGATGACACGATCCTATATCAAAGGAAAATGCAGAACCAATAAGGATTTCTGGAAAGACTTTACCCGAGTAGATGGCGGATACTTTGATTTTAATGATCTGGATTTCTCTGATATGAACTTCAATACGCTAGATCAAAACAACGTAGCTTTTGTTACGAAGAAAAAGAGATTTATCAAAAAACAAATTATGTTTTATGGTGATGAACTCAATCGTCCCGGCGGTATTTACTCAATTACGATGGAGATATTTACTGGCGGGTATTTTAAGTAGGTGGGAATATGTCATTTACAAAGTTTACTTCCGATGTTGAAAATATACAAAAACTAGCAGATCGGCCACAAATGGAACCGCGAGCACTAAAGGAAGCATTCGATAAGGCGGGAGAAGACATAAAACAATATGTTACCAATGTATTGGTGCCGGAGCTGGAG